TACAGTTTGTCAACTAAAGTGTTGCACAAAAACAACACTCAATATCGTTGTTTTTTATTGGCTGGTGTCCAATCCATTTCGTAAGTATCTTGTAAATTGTTTTGTCTAGAAAAACTCTTTTGTTTCTCTCTCTTTTTTTGTTTTCCGTATTGATTTCTCTCAAAAGCAAAATCATCCTCATAATTTTTGTTCTTACGGAACTTCTCTACAAACTTCGACACTTACAAACTCCTTTTTATGGTAATAGATTAGGGAAAGCTTCTTTAACAAATTTATAATCTAGGCCACGAACACCAAAATCTTTATTGAAAATACCAATAATAACTTCAGCTTCTCTTGGTTCTAGATTCTGTAAAAATTCAACTAACAACTGCTCACGTTTCTTGTCTGACAACTTATCAGCAGTTGGATCACCTTTTTGAAACATGTACATTTTACGCAACTCGGTGCTCAATTGAGCATAACTCATTCCTGCCGGGATTTGTTTCACAACATAAGAACTTGGTACTTCACTAAAATACCATTGTGCTTGTGGATGAAAGCCCATACGCAAAACTTCAGTGAGGGCTTTAGAAAGATTTTTCCCAATCACTTCCATTCGTTGTTTTTTATTTGATGCTAATTCAAATTCGTCAAAAATCTCATATATATTTTTCATTAAAAATCCTCAATTACGTCCATTAAATTCTTCAATTTATATTGAATAAAGTAGTTAAACATCTTTTGCTTAGATGCAGGTTTTGTTTCTTCATAGGTATTTATGATTTTGTCTTTAATATCTCCAGGTATACACGTTAAGTCAATTAAGGTTTGATTACGAGAAAAACCAATACGTGCAGATTCATCTTCCCATTCACCGTAATGTGTGTGTAGAAACTTTTCTAGAACGGACTTTGTGATAGGCTTTTGTCTCTTGTCGAGAACAAAGCAATCTGAAGGAGAAAAGACATTTGGAATACCATCACCCTTATCACCACGAATGATCTTCTCTTTAAGTTCAATTTGTGGATTTTCAGATTTGAGATATTTCTTCAGAATTGGATTATACTGTTTAACATTTGAACCATATCGTTGCAACTGGAGAAAGTCTCCGTCGGAAGATAGAATCAAGATTTTTTCATGTGCGGAGTGACGAGGTACAAGTGTGCCAATAATGTCATCAGCTTCTGCACCTTCAACATCAATAACTTTGTATGGGAAGTTTTCTTTCAACTCAAGCTTGAATTTGGCCAGCATATCAAAGATTAGATGCCAATCGAGAGGTGATTTGTCACGAGATTTTTTGCGGCCTGCTTTGTAGAAGGGAAAGAATTCTTTACGCCAATATTTGCGGTTATCACAACACAGTACAATCTCACCATACTCACCACGGAACGTTTTCAAGTGTCCGCGTAGAATGTTGAGAACCATGTGGCGAATCAGGTCTTCCTCTAATTTTATGCCTTTTTGGTTTGAGATTTGTGCCATTAGGCCTGCTAGTAGAACCTGGTTCAAGTCAACGAGAATCATTATAAATCCAATGTTTTAAAAGTTCATTTTAACATTGTTCTTTGAGATTGTCAAATATTTTTTTAACAAACCCTTCTGATTTTGTTGTTTTTTTGCAAATGACGCCATAAAAATCCAAAGGAATAATCATTGACATATATTCTAATGGTGAACCAAGTATGGCATCAACTTGATCCAAATTTTTGATTTTTTCTTCTTCTTCATCTATTTTAAATGTAATTATATGGTGAAATTTACCAACTTCTGATCCTTCAATATCTTCTCCATATTCATCATACTTACCAACTTCTATATGAATCTGTTCTTCTTTTTGTGTTGGAGTAAAAATGAAAAAATCATAATCTTCTTTTTCAAACGGCTTTAAATAATCTAGCATTGTAATCCTTAATATGCGATTTGCTTACTTTTACCATAATCCAACCATTATAGTAATCGTCACTTTCCATTACACAATTTATAAATTGCTCTTTTGCTTCTAAGTAATTACATTCACCTTTTGTTTTACATAAATGAATAATTTTCCTGTCAAACTTCTCAACACCTAGTAATTCAATGTCTTTTTTCAATTCATCATTACTTCCGTAATAAGTTTGCCAGTCACTTGGTACTTTGTACTTTTTCTTTTTGCCTTTGATCTGTTTGGTCTTAGAGAACCAGAAAAGTTTCTTACCAATATATTTTCTGTTGTTCTCTAAGTTAGTTATTAGATAAACGAATCCATAACTATCACCAATCATTTCTTCTGTGAAGTCAATATCTTTGTATTTCCAATTTAGTCCCATTCCGTTTCATCTTCATCGAGTTCATCATCCTCTATATATTCTTCGGATAATTCATCGATGGGTTCGCCACAAAATGGGCAAAACTCTGGCATTTCTTCTGATACTAATTCTTCTACATATGCAACTTCAAAAGTTGATTCACAATTTAAGCATTCTGCGGAAACGTTTTTATTTTTCATTTTTATTATTCCCTTTTATTGTTATTATTAATTAGCCCATACATCAGACCAATCACCAGACAAAGCACCTTTTGCATAATCAGTTGCACGATTTTCAAAGAAATTAGTATGCGTAGGAGCATTGATCATTTCTTCAACCCACGGCAAAGGGTTCTTCTTAACTTTAAAGATGCCTTTTAAACTGAGTGAAATCAATCTACGATCAGCAATGTATCGAATATATTTCTTCACATCTTCTTTTGTTAGATTTTCACCTTCGTTTACACCAAAAGCCAAATCGATAAACTTATCTTCTAGTTCAACCATCTTTTCTGCAATGGTGTAGATACGAGATTTAAGTTCATCGTTCCAAATTTCTGGATTTTCGTTTATATATGTTCTGAATAATTTGATCATGTTTTCGGCATGTTGAGTTTCATCAACAATAGACCAGGTGATGATTTGACCCATGCCTTTCATCTTGCCATGACGAGGATAGTTCAACAACATAATAAAAGAACTAAACAACTGCATACCTTCTGTGAATGCAGAGAATACTGCAATATGTGCTGCTGTATTTTCTTTCGTTGTGTTTTGTGCAGAAATATCCATGACATAATCATGTTTCTCTTTCATTTCTGCATATTCAAGAAATTCATTATATGTTGTGTCTGGCAATCCAAGTGTTTCAATCAGGTGTGAGTATGCAGCAACGTGCAACGCTTCACGAGCAGCAAAACCCAACAACATCATTCTCACTTCAGGTTGTGGAAAGTATGGCAGATAGTTTTTAACATAGCCACCCGCAACATCAATGTCACCTTGAGTGAAGAATCTAAAAATATGAGTTAGAAATTGCTTTTCACCTTCAGTCAATTTCTTTTTCCAATCTTTAACATCTTCAGCCATTGGTACTTCTGTGTGAAGCCAATGTGACTGTTCATGTTTCAACCAAGCATCATAAGCCCAAGCATAATTAAACGGTTTAAAATAACTTCTCTCTGAAGTTACATCCTGTTTAGTTTTTTTAATCATGCTGCCCAGTCCTTTAATTGTTGTACGGTCATAACACCGGATGATCTTTTTACTTCGATATTTTCATCTAACATGACCAAAGTAGGTACAGAACGAATTCCGTATTCTACAGCAACCTCACTGTATGCATCAATATCAATAACTTCAATTGGTATGTCCAAATCGGCAGACATTAAATTCATAGCCAAACCCTTACATGGTTGACACCATGATGCAGTAAATCTTAAAATCTTTTTCATTTTTATTCCTTTATTCGTAATCTTGTTTTAAATCTGGATCAATTAATTGTCCTTGCATTAGATACAAAGGACTCTTTCGATATATTATAACATCATGGAACGGATCAGTCAATATCTTAATGCACCAAACAATAGCAGTTTTGAGTTTATCTTTAATTGTTAGTTGCACCATTCTAAATGCAACAGCAGCAACACCTAACCATAACCAACCCATGCCAACACGATTAAAGAATGTTTCTGTGTCTTGTGCTGGTACTAATAAGTTCATGGTTTCAACATCAAAAAATGCTAACAATGGAACAGCTAACCAACAAGCAATCAAAACACGTTTGCGTTTAAGATTGTAACCAACTTTGATCTCTTCTTTGTAATCTTGTGTAGCTTGATTGTATGTATCATAATCTTTTGGTTCAAAAAAGAAGTGACCTGCTTGTCTTGTTGTCATTGATACAAGCCATGCAATGTATGCACTTACAACTGGATCAACAAACAAGTACACATAAGCAATCAAGAATGATGATGCACTAATTAAATGCAAGAATTGGTTGATGCGACTGTGGTGATAATAACGATGGTCATCCCATCTTTGTACTTTTAGTGTTTCTAAAATTTCTTTAATCATTTTTATCCTTAAATTTTAATTGTATTAGTTTTTCATTAATTTATTAACAAAATCCAATAACAACTCGTGGTGTCTTCCTTCATGGTAAAGACCTTTCATCCAACTATACGATTTATACCAATGTGGTTCACTTTCAGGATGACAACCTATTAATCCAATATTCTTTTGAATGATAGCCATTGCATCTCCATTACTGTATGTTGCAATCGTTTCAAACAAATTTTTATTACCAACTAAAGCACAACCATCATAGAAAAACATATTTTCTGGTTGATTGTTCCAAATGACCGACAAATTTTTTGCATGTGGCCTCTTAGTACAGGTATCTGGTTGTTTTATGTATTGTACTGCATCAACTTCTTCAAGAATGTTTAGATAATTTTTTCCAGTCCAATATGCACCCATACAGATGCCAAGATATTTACCACCACCTTGAATAAACTTTTTTATGCGGTCTCCGTTTGCTTCAAAACACTTATCGAATATACTAGCATCACCTATTCCACCAGGCACAGCAATACAATCAACGTCATCAAAGAAATTATCTTCCAATTCATGTTTAGTAAACATTTTAAACTTGTAATTGGAAGATAGTGCTTTAATTATGCCATTACCTGATTGTATAGAACAATAAGGATGGTGTACAAATAAAGCAATAGTTTTCATTTATCCCTCACATGCAATACAATCATTACCCTGTGCAATTTGTGTCATATCTAGTTCTTTAATAACTTGACGTTCAATCTTCTTAGACACTTTATCAGCCTTACCAATCTTTTCAGAACGGCAGTAGTAAAGAGTTTTCAATCCTTTTTTCCATGCCATAAAATGAATGGCGTGAATGTATTTAATATGTGCATCAGGACGGAAGAATAGATTCAACGATTGTGCTTGATCAATATAAACTTGTCTATCAGCAGCAAGATCGATAACCCAACGTTGGTCAATTTCCATCGAGGTCTTGAATACTGCTTTAGTATTCTCATCCATCCATGTCAAATGTTGAACAGAACCATCATTTGCAATAATGCTAGACCAAATATCAGCATATTCACTTTCACCTTTTGGTGTCAATGGAGAACCATTGGGTGAAAGGTAATCCATGATTACTTTATCTAACCATTTATTCTTATTCAAAAAAGATCCCGATAGAGTATCTTGGCGATAAGCATTAGCACGATAAGGTTCCACAGATGGAGAAGTATTACCCAATATGATGGAAGAAGAAGCATTGGGAGCAATAGCCATAAGATGACTAAAGCGAAAGCCAGTGCCTTCCGCATCAGGAGCTTCACCTCTTTCTTTTCCAAGTTGAATGTTTGCATCATTTAATCCATTTCTAATATGTTTAAAAATCTTATTATTAGCAACTTTTGCCATCACTCCCTCAAAAGCGATGCCGTTCTTTTGGAGGTAAGCATGAAAACCGAGAGCACCGACACCAATAGACCGTTCAAGAGCAGCGGAATATTTTGCTCTTGCAATGCTGTCAGGAGCATTATCAATGAAATACTGAAGAACGTTATCAAGCATCTCCGCAACGTCCCGAAGAAAAAGTGGTTCATCTTTCCATTCATCATAAGTCTCCAAATTCAAACTAGACAAACAACACACAGCAGTACGATCTTTGTCGGTTGGTAATATAATTTCAGAACACAAATTTGATTGTTGTACTTTCAAACCTTTGTCTTTCAAATGCTTAGGTAACATTTTATTACTTGTATCAACAAAATGCAAATATGGTTCTCCTGTCTGCATTCTCAATTCAAGAATTTGTTGCCATAGATTCTTAGCAGATACAGTCTCACGAATCTCTTTACTGTATGGGTCAACTAGATTCCAAGAATCATCTGCATTTGGATCCAGC